CGGTTGCGAAGGCTACGGTCGCAAACCTGACGAAGATGCGCTACGAGAAGCTCCCGGCTGCGTACTGGGGCTCGGCGGCGTGGATTCTCCCGCAGGACGTCTACGCGACCATCGCGGGCATTGTGGTCAACGGTGTGCCGATCTTCGTGCCGTCGGCTGACGCGGCGCTCGTCGGCGCGGCTCCGTTCACGCTCATGGGCCTCCCGGTCTACGTCACCGAGTACCTCCCGGCGCACGTCGCGACGGCAACCACCGGCAAGAACGTAATCGCGGTCCTCGGCAACATCCGCGACGGATTCTCCGTGCGCGAGTGGGGCGGCATCGGCATGATCCGCGACGAGATCACCGCTGCCAGCTCGGCCCGCGTGATCTTCCAGGGCATGGCGTTCGCAAACTCGGCCTTCACCCGCGTGAAGTCGCTCGTGCAACTCCAGGTCACCAACGCCTGACGGTTCTTCTCCTCCCATCGGCAGGGGCGTCGGGCTGCACCCCCGACGCCCCTGCTTGAAGGAGCACGATGCCCCTGGACCTTGCCAAGTTCCGCGCCTGGGCTCGCATCCCTCACACCGAGGACGATCCGGCCATCCAGATTGCCTGGGAGGCTGCCGTGCGCGAGCTTGAGGAGCGCACCGGCTGGGTGGTCGATCCGGTCACACGGACGCAGTACGTCGGCGTCGAGCCCACGAACACGGAGAAGCTGGTACTTCTCACCCGGCAGCCGGTCACGGCGGTGTCTTCTCTTGACGATGATGGGTTTACGCAGTCGCACCCAATCGTCACGATCAACGGGTTGCAATACGCAAAATTGAGCAAGGAAATCATCGGGCTCATCGAGCAGGACGCGACGCGCACCTACCCGCTCATCCTGACTATGTCGGTCGGCTCGAACACGCTGAACCCGCTGCTTGAAATGGCGCTGTTACAGCGTGTCACGCAGCACGTTCAGAGCCGCGGGGATGACACGGTGGTCCTGTCGAGCGACTACTGGGACCGCATTTCCGCCATGATGGGCAAGGGGATCGGCTGATGGCGCACGTCCCGCATGGCATGATGCGGCTTGTCGCGACGTTGCAGAACCCTGCCACGACGGTGGACGATCTCGGGCAGGCCGTCGAGACATGGTCCGACGTCGCCGTGATCCCCATGCACATCGAGCAGCTCGACACCGCCGAAAGCGTGGACGATGGCGGCCCGGCGATTCAGAGCAACTACCGAATCCTGTGCCCCTGGCACCCGTCGATCTCGACGCGCAGCCGGTTGCTCTGGTCCGACGGTGGCACGACCCGCTACCTCAACATCCGCGGCGCGACCGACCGCGACCAGCGTCGCCGCAACATGGAAATCATTGCCGTCGAGGTGGTGCTGTGACCGCCACCGCCGTCAAGATCAAGCTTGAAGACGCCGAGCTGCGGCGGACCCTCGAACGGCTGCCGATTAACGTGAACGAGGCGCTCCGAAAGCGCGTGTTCCGCAAGGTGCTGAAGCCGTACGTCGGCGACCTCGGGCGGAAGTGGCTCATGGCGCGTTTCCGCGGCCCGTCCATGAAGCATCGGCTCGCCATTTCGGCCGCGACTGAAATGACATCGCCACGCCGAATGCACGGGCAGGCAGGCGTCATTGCCGCACAGATCGGCGTCCGGTACGGCCGCAAGGCGAAGAACTCCAGCGTCGCCAAGGGCCGCCAGCGGGTGTTCCACCTGTTGGAATCGGGCTTCAAGCACAAGGCGAGCGGTGGGCGCGTCGCCGGGCGATTCATCTCCTACCGCTGGGCGCTGTTCAACGTGCAGAAGATCATGCGCGAATTGAGCGCCGAGGCGCTGCTTGAGGCAAAGAAGCTGCTCTCGAAGGGCGGCAAGCCATGAGCGTCCTGGCACTTGAGAAGGTCGCCAAGGCGCTTCAGCAGCACATGGACAACGCCGTGACGGCCGACGTCGCCGTCGGCATGCGTCGGCCTGGCTCGCAGACGCCCGCGGTCGTGTGGGAGCTCACCGGAGCCGAGTGCCAGGTGACGCAGCCAGGTCAACCGGCTGCGTCGTGGATCGTGACCTGTGAGGTCAACATTTACGGCGACACGGCGCTCGGCGTCATCCAGGTGGCTGATGACATCGTGGACTACTGGGACAACCCGACCACCTTGGGCGCGACGTACGCGAAGCTTGTGCTCACGGCGATCTCGACCTCGATGCGTACTGAATCACAGGCAGACGGCTCCGAAGGCGACGAGCGCGTCTGCACCATGACCTTCACCTTCCAAGGAATCTGACCATGGGATACATCACAGGCTTCGGCGGAACCGTTACGTTCAACGGCACCACAACCGTCGCTGTTCGTTCTTTCACCATGAACGTCGAGCGGGCGTCGTTTGACGCCACCACGCTCGGCGACTACCGCGAGAAGCGGCTTCCCGGCCGCATCCGCCGCTCGGGCACCCTGACGCTGCTGCGCCAGACGTCCACAGTCGATGACAACCTCCGTTTGCACCTGTTTCCCAACGACCTTGCTGGCGCGACGAGCGGACTTGGTGTGACGCTGACGCTCAAGTATCAGGACCAGGGCACGTTCCTGTTCGACGAATGGGGAACCGGCACGGCAGCAATGAACGTCCACATCACCTCGGCGTCGATCAACGACAACGGCACCGACCTCGCCTTGTGGGAACTCTCCTGGGAGGAGCAGTAAGTGCCGATCCCGATTGAACAGCTCACCGCCCGGCGGCGCACGGTCACCATCGAGGAAATCGGCCCGCTAGTGTTCCGCGAGCCGACCCTCGCCGAAGCGCAGACGTCGGCGACGAACCCGTACTGGTGGGTCACGACGATCGAGTGCCCGGACGGCACCCCGTTCCTGACCAACCCCAAGGAAGCGGGCACCATCCGCGCCGACCTCGCCGCGGCGCTCCTTGCCGAGGTCAACCGGCCACGCCCTACGGTCGCGCCGAGCGCAGGCTCTGGCGCATCGCAAGTCCCGAGCAACGCATGACCATGCCCGTCGGCCTGTCATCCCAGGAGCTGACCACCGAGGAGCGCATCGAGAACGCGCTGGTGGTCATCGCCTGCGCTCTGACCGGCAAGCGTCCCAACTCCATCTTCCCGTGGCTAAAGGGCTCCCATGGCTGACAAGAGCATGAAGTCGACCATTCAGGTCGCCATGGACACCTCGGGCGTGGTGAAGGGCGTCGCCGCGACCAACAAGGAGCTCGACAAGCTCAACCGGACGGCCCGTCGCACGGCCACCGCGACGAGCATGACGGCGGCGCTTGGCGTTGCCCAAGCTGGCTTTGGGGCGCTTCAGAGCATCATCTCGACTATCACCAACCGGGTTGACGAGCTGAACCAGCTGGCGTTCAAGTTCAGCCCGGAGGCCGCAGCTGCGAAGGGCCAGCTCACGGCCGCCCAGATGCAGGCCGACGTCGCCGTCGGGCAGGCGCTCGGCGCGGGTGCGGCCGCCTCGGCCCGGGAGCAGCAGTTCCGCGTCGAGGAGCGGGCCGCGCGCATCATCGAGCAGGCACCCGACATGAACGCCGCAACGGCGTTCTGGACAAGCATCTGGGAGAGCACCAAGGCGGTCGCCGGTGCGACGCTCGACCAGTTCCTGATCAACACCACGGGCGTCCTGACCGGCCAGGGCGCGGAGCGGACGATCACGGGAGCGGCGTTCGAGGCGGCTGGCGGTATGGGCTTGTACGGCGGACAGGGATTCAGCCTCGGCGGGTCTGCTCGCGGCATGGCCTACGACGAGCCTGGCATGATGGAACGCCAGACACGGGCGCTTGAGAACATCGACCGAAAGCTCGGAGGCTCCTGATGGGAACGTGGTCGAACATTGAGGTCGCCAACAGCCGGTCGCACACGGTGTCCGACCGTTGGGGCGAGCAGCGGCTGACGTTGCAGTACATCCTGCGGTGGGTGCCAACTAACAATACGGACCCGTTCCCAGGCGAAGGGCACGTTCTCACGAACCTCCCGGTTCGCCCGCAGCAGCGGTTGCCGTCGTTCTTCTGGTCCGGCACGGGTAACGACTTCAGCAAGGGCTACATTTGCCGTTCGGTCAATGTCACGCCGGCGCGGGAAGCCGCGTACGTCTGGAACGTGACGGCCGAGTTCACCTCGGTCGAGTTTGAATACAACGACAGCCCATGGGGCATCGGATACGTCAAGCAAACGCGCACCAGCGGCATCCGCCAAGTCGCCGCGTGGCGCGACGCGACGCTCCCGGCCAACGGCACCGCAGCATGGCCTGCGACCGCCGACATCACCGGGACCAAGATCGACCTGAACGGCAACCCGCGGAGCCGGAAGGTCAAGCAGCAGACGATCCAAATTGAGACGCTTGTCGACCGGACGCCACCTGCACCCGGCACCAGCTCGGTCGCCGCGGACCCGGCGTGGTCCACCTGGTTGAGTACCTACGTCAACAAGCGCAACAACGCCGCATTCCTCGGGTGGCCGACTGGCACGGTGCTCTGTCAGGGCATCGCCGCGACCCTCGACAACGAGGTGTGGCGCGTCACGATCACCTACGTCTACGACGAGTGGTTCCACCTTGAGCAGCTGGCCATGCCACACCCGACGGGCGAGCCCAAGCTTCTCCCAGGCGTGACCATCGCCGGAACGCAATACATGCAGGCTGCGACGGTTGTGTGGTACCAGCCATACAGCGCCACGGCCGACCTGAAGGCGCTGTTCACGCAGCCGATCTACGACCAGTTCGATAAGGCAGGGCCGACGTACCCATGACCTACATGCGACCCAAGTTCGAGCAGGGACTGTTCGGTTCGGCGAACAAGTTCGTCTGCAACCGGTGGACCGACTCCTCGGAGCTGGTCGCCGAAAGCACCGAGGGCATCCGCTGGGCGCAGTCGCAGATCGTCCAGGGGAACATCGTCGCGCAGGGCTTGTGCAGCATCACGGCCGCGGCGGCGCTCGCCACCAACCGGTGGACTTACACCGTGTCCCTGTGGGTACCCGCGTCGATTGCGGGCGCTGGCATCTCCACCGTGACCGACCCGCGTTTCAACTACACGACGTGCCGGAATCTGCGCGAGGAGTTCAACACGGCAACCATCGTAGACGGCATGGATATCACGACCCCGGCGAGCACAATCGGCCCGGTCGGCAGCGTGTGGACCGGGTCCGCCTGGACGACGTCGAGCCTGACGGCGGTCGCCATGGTGTTCGTCGTGTACGACCTCGGCGGCAACGCCTACGCCTTCTTCGATCGCCCCAACCCCGTGAGGTGCACGGATGTCTAATCTCCAGCTCGCAACGCTCCTGCCGACGCAAGTCATCGTCCGCGGCGAGAACCACACAGTCTCGTACCACGTTCACGTCGTGGGCGGCAACAACTTCAACTGGTCGGGATACACGCCTGTCGCCAAGCTTGTGGTCGGCAGCGTTAGCGTGACGGGCACCAGCGCCGTCGTGAGCCAGGGCGGCGGCACGGCGACCGCGACGTTTACGGCCGCCCAGACGGCGACGCTTCCGGCCAACTCCTGGGGCACCCTGATCATGTACGCGGACCCTTCGGCCAACGCCGAGAATCTGCACATCGCGAACGTGTACGTCCGCACCTCCTTCGAGGCCATTCCATGATGGGTTCCATGATGCGCCGCGGCGCGATTTCCGGCGACGGCTCTACGCTCAACCTTGATTTCACCACGATGACCGCGACGGCCGACCTCACGGCTCTCGGCCTGACGTTCACG